ACATTAAGTTTCTCGCCAGTCTTCTCAAGCATTTCCATTAGCTCTGGATACTGCTTGCCGGATGTTCCAGTAATTCCCATCGACTTAAGCTTTGCTGCTAATGCTGCTTGGCTTGTAATCAAATCTTCATAATCTTCCTGAGCCGGAGCGCGGCGATAAATCTTATCAAACTTCTCATTCTCAAGTACGTTCGTGTGTGCCTGGGTTCCGAATGCTAGCGCCTTACTTTCTGTGCGCTCCTTAAATCTCCATGCTGCCGGGCAGCTACTAAAGATATCTGCCAGAGATGAACCAGAGATGTGCTCAGTCTCTGCGTGATATTGCTCATTACTCATTTCTTCATTTAAGTATGCTTTAAAAGTCATCTTAATCCACCTTAACAAATTTCAGTGATTTCTTTTCCTGGTCTGTGAAGTTCAGGAAGTCCAGCGCATCTTGTTTGCTATCGAATCGCTCAGCTTCTGACTTCTTATCTGTGTAACCAGTGTCGCCACCAATCCAAACATCTCCGAACAGTGCGTTGCCATTCTCTTTAACGATGTAAGCCATTTCTCTATCTCTCTATGTGTGTTTGCTTTCGATGGAATAACTATACCAATCAGTGAATCCGTCCTCCAATTGATTGTACCTATTAATAAATCGATGTGTACTCGTCCATCTTGTACATTTCGTGTATTTCAAAAGTGTACAGCGTGAAGCCGCATAAACACTGGCTGTACATCTCGTACAAGCCGTACAACCAACTTTTAGGGGGTGGATGCCCCTGCACCCCTCTTTTTATCCCTTTTTGATGCTAAGTTATTGATATTGTCCTTTTCATAAAAAATATACCAGAAATGGTAAAAGGTAGGTATACAGAGTGTACAGAGTAGATATATACATATTTATATAATAATAATAATAATAAAAACCCTTATATTATATATAGATAGATAAAAAGTGTACTGTATTCCGCCGAGTGTACACGTACAACTTTATCAAAAGAGGCAAAAAGTGGACGCTGTTGTACAAGCGATACGTGTACAACTTCTGTGAGAGTTATTGATAGGCACATCCGATTAGCGTCAAGATTCTTGCTGTCGTATAGTTATCCCATCGAAACGAAATGACTGAGGAATACAAAATGAAAAAGGTAATCGCAACTGTAGTTCTGGCTTCAATCTCTTTATCTCTTCTTGGTGGCATCGGTTACAAGATTCACCACGACAAAATTGATATCGACGGTGAGGTTGTTACTGAGTCAATCTGTGAGCGTCGTGCTGTAGTTGCTTACGAAATCTTTAAGATGCGTGACGAGGGGTTCCATAAGTTTAACGTTGCAAAGCAGATTGATGATATGCCTGACAATGGAACTAGCCGTGCCTACTTCCAGATGTATAATGAGCAGGCTCACAGTGTAAGCAAAGATATGCCTCCACAGGGTGCTTACTACGCAGTTAAAAAATCTTGCATGGCAATGGTGAAATAATGAAAAAGTTAATCGCAGTAGTAATTATGGCAACGGCTTTCCTGACTGGTTGTACTTCAGCACCAAAACCAGATGGCTTCTGTAAAATGCACACAAACGGCGTATGCGTACTTAAGTGGAAAGGTGGCGTGGTTGTACCAGCAGGTGAAGTTGATATTCGCTACGACGGCCTGAAGAGCTCTGGTGATGGATTCTCTGGCTCAGTTAAAGATTACGGTTCTAAGGAATACAAATAATGGCTCAAGGCATACTCATCGACTTAAATGATGGTAGACCACCAATGCAGATAACAGCAGGATTAAGGGCGCCGTCAGTAACTGGAGCAATACAGGCAGATGGATTTGATTCAGCTAATAGCACATGGGATTTTGGTTTATCAATGACATCTGGCTCTACTGCTTTTTGCCTACCAAGTCAGGCTGTTTATGTTGATGATGCTGATGTTGTTCCAGAGGTTTATTACCTCAACAGCTTCTCAAAGGTTAGCGACTCTGTAGGAAGGATTGGCATATCAAACTTTAATGGAAGCTCTGGTAGGTTACTTAGATTTTACGGTTCGTGCTTTGAGGTTTTAGGGGCATCAACTGGTCAGGGTATACTTGTTGAGAGCTCAACTAACTTCGTAGCTATAACAACAAACTCAAGGTTAATGACGGCTCAGTTTGTTGGTACTGTGCAGGTTAATGGAACTTATAATCTCCCTGTTTCAGGTATACCATTTGGTAGATGGAGTGACCCAAATGTCACTATAGAGTCAAATGGAAGTCAGTTGATATGCAGAAGCAACACATATACTGGCATTGATGATGTAGCAGCATCTGCGACCATTGACCTTGTTGTTTTCTCTAACACCCCTCCAGCTGGAGGTCCTGGACTCAACATTGTTAACCCTCAAGGACAGGTTGTATTCTCTTCGCAAAGAAGGCCATTTGTTCTTGGTGGTTTCATATCAATATCGAATTCATTCCAAAGCATAGGAAGTGGATACTTTCCAATATTGAGATGCGGTGCATTCACAAGGGTTACTGGTGGTTATAACAACTTGAGGTATAAAGGTATAGTTATGTCTGGCGGCTCAGTAAGAGCGGCGCCTGGAAGTGTGATAGGTAACTACTCCACACAAACTGGAGCTCAGTTCCCTTTCGACACAAACATAGCAATGCCATTACCTTACCTGCCAAACATGTATTAAAGATAAAGCCCCTTTCGGGGCTTTTGTTTTAGAATGTGCCAACAACGACACGACCTCCATTTGGTAAGTTAACTGTAATTCCGTTTCCGTTAATCTGTACCGTGTTGCCACTGCCATTAAAAGCAAACTGACCTTCATTTGCGTAGACTCTTCCTCGGAACTCAGCATCTCCAGACTTATCAATCCTCCATCCGGAGCTTCCTTGCACATAGTTGTTAGACTGAATGAAGTTACCAATCTTCGCGTTAGTGATTGAACCATCACGAATCACTGCGCTCTGAATGAACACCTGGTTATTATCAACCAGGAAAGGTAACTGCCATTGTCCACTTCCGCTACTAATTCCATTAGATATTGCGAATCTGTTGGCATCGAACACGAATTGACTTCTAACATTGCCACCGTTACTAACAAGCTCAATACTCATTCCTGCGCCGTATTGAATTCCATCATACTGCAGACCAAGTCTAACTGAGTACTGAACGCCGGTCTGCTCAGCGTTAGCGAATGCATCAAGCTTCTGATTAATCGCAGCAGTGTTCTGGCCAACGCTTGCTGTTAATGCAGTATCAGCAGTTGCTCGCGCGCTTTCCTCTTCTGCGAGTGCCGTTCTAACTTCAGTAATCTGTGCAAGAACGTTATCGTTAATCTCAGCTCTTAAGTCCTCAACAGCTTCTACCCGTGCTTGCGTTTCATCTGCGATTAAGTTTACAGCCCTTGTGTACTGCGCCCTACTGTTAGCACTCTCACGTTTAAGCCTGAATACATCACCATCATTTGCTAAAGCATTCTCTATAATTGCTTCTGCGTTTGCCTGAACGTCAGCATTGGCAAGTATTGCGTTTTGCTCAAGAACTTTGAACGCCTCAGAATCCTCTATATCGATTCGTACGACCTCCAGAATCTTGTCAACATCATCACTAGCCATGCCACGAACAACATCACTCCATGGCGATTGGTTGCCGATACGGTCAATAGTGCGTGCTCTATACCAACCAACATAACCTGCCGGGAGAACTGTATGGAAATATTCACCCTGAGGGTAAGGTACTAGGCTAAGCAAGCTTGCGCCTTCAATCAAATAACCACCCTGACCATCATCTGGAACTAACTGCAATTCAGTGTATGCAGTATCTCCTGAACCTTCAGGGAATCCCCATCTTACTCTAATGCCAAAGACCTCATCGTTCGTGGCAAAGATATTAATAGGTGCGCTTGGCTCACCAATCTTTCCTGTCAGAGATACGGTTGTGATTGCTGACCATCCTGAGTAGTTCTCTGTATCCGAAATAGAACGAACTCGAACATCATAAATGCCAGCATAGATGCCATCAATCTCAGCCTCAGTTGCAGCCACTGGAGGAATGTTAATCCAGTTGCCATTGTTCTTACGCCATTGAATCTGGTAAGTCTTGGCGTACTGAACCTTATCCCACGAGATAACCATCGTCTCAACAGAAACACCCTGTAGAACTCTGCTGTAGCTACTTACCTGAACATTAGTTGGAGCTTCAAGTCTGTCTGGTTGCACGATACTTGTCGGACGGTCCTGAATGTTTACGCCAGTATCAATCTCAGCATATTTGTTTGGGTCATACTGGACTGCCGTAATACTGTAGATGAAGTCAGTATCAGATTCAGCTTTTTGAATCCCGGTCACAATATACTGCTGCAATGCCAGGTTCTGCTTATCGATAGCGAAAACGGTATCAACCTGCGGTGTGAATGTGAACCCAACGTTCAAGTTAATCGTTCTTCCATCCTCAGATACACTAGCAATAGTTCTGCGCTCCGGGTTTCCATCTGGCTTGTTAATCAGGATGAAATCACCAGGTTCTGCATCAACTTTAAACGGCGTAAACACCTGTAAGCCGCTATAACTTTCAATACGACCAGATAGGTTAAGCGTGTAGTTTGAGCTCCATGCTGCGTCGTTTACGGCGATTACATCACCAATGCTTGGAATCATCCCTTCAAGCCCAGTAGAGAAGCTGATGGTTTCTGATGCCAGGTTTGTTTTCAGCATCCAACGACCGCGGCGGTTTGCCTCGCTACGCTTAACACAACCAATTGCTGTCAGGTCTACTGGATTGTAACCAAATCGACGGGAAGCCTCCAAATCAAACACTGGCTCAACATCCTGGGCATACTCGTTCTGCTCATCATCAAACTTCACGTTACAAATTGTGTACAGTGACTTGTCTGATGCAAAAGAGCGGTTAAACAATCCATCAACTACGTTGTCGTTCGTAAAGATGTAGCTAGGGTCGCGTGGTCTATCCACAACAATCGCAATCTTCTCACCATCATAGAATGTCAGTCCACGGAAGATTGAACAGATGTCACGGATTAGCGAGTAAGCCTCAACCTGATTCTGAACAACCATGTTACATGTGTAACGAGGTTCCATTCCGCCTTTTCCATCTGGAACTAACTGGTCGCAGAATTGAGCTGCTTCGTAAAGCGCCCAGATATCAACATCAATACCTAAACCTTTTTGGTCAAGACCATAACGCTGGTTTTTAATCAAGTCATATAGAACCCATGCTGGATTATCAGTCCAAGCCATCTTGAATAAACCATTCCACACCCCATTATAACTACGCGTTTCCGGGTCGTAGTTAACAGGTACCTGAATAATCTTCCATCTCTTCTTTATTGAGATTGGAGGAATCTGGTTTGGGAACAAGTCACTACCGAACTCAACATACACAAGACCAGTCAGGGGATATCTGAACTTGGCATCAATTACTTCTTGGTAGGTGGTAATCTGCATCGTGTTGTTAAGCAATGAACTAGCTGAATCTGGCGTAGTCTTGCTAATTCGAATCTGTGCCGACTGAAAACCCTGAGGCAAGTTAACTCGAATGCTGCGGTCATAACCAGAGGTGGTCTTACCCACTGCCGCACCAGTTAAGTACTCAGTGTAAGAGCCGCCGTCAGTTGCAATCTCAATTCTGTAATCGCAGCGAGTACCGTTAATGTCACCGTTAGATTCCTGCTGAACAAGTCGAGGCCAGAACAACTTCACACGGACTGCTGACAGGTTGCTATTATTTACTGCAATAACATATGGAGTTGAGTTAGTAATATCACGAGTTACTTGAAACTCAGAGCTTACACCATCCATACCTTGAATATACGATTGAGCCTGTGTTCCAGGCCTGAACTCTGTATATATGCCATCGTAGTTAAGTGATCCGTCAGCATTGCGAACAGGAACACCATCAAGATATAAATCACGGTCACTATATGTTCCTTCAACTTCACCATCAGATACGGCAAGTAGAACTTTTACTTTGTTGAATGAAACAAGGTTATCCGGCTGCTCTACTGGTTGGCTTTGCTTTGAAGAGCCACCCTTGGCGCCACGGATTACTAAATTTTCAGACATAGAACTTTATCCTTATTAATGTTTGCCAATTTGTGCCATTCTACACCATTAATAAAAAACCCGCACTAGGCGGGCTGTATTGATTAAGAAATGTCTTCTGCATAGCTACCAGAAGAGAACACGGAACCACCAACAGTTCTGTATCCATATGGTAAGCAGACTGGGTAACCAGCAGCTACCGTGTTTACCGCAGAGCCAAATGCATAGCTTGCCCTGTTCTCTGCGCTCTCGCTTTCATTCTGGAAGCCTGTTGCCTGTGGTGAAAGCAGTTGAGCAACGCCGCCAGCAGCAAGAGATATACCAGCACCAACAAGGTAGTACTGCTGGAACACGACACCAACAACAATCAGGGCAGCACCTAGAACTGTCTGAAATAATCCGCCCGACTTTCTACCTTGAGGGATTGGCATAATGCGAATCTCCTTCATTGGCTTATCTGCATCAAGTCGGTGCTCGTTGATATTCTTACCATCAACAAAGATAGCAAAGTGACTGTTCTGCCCGACATGGCTTCCCATGTATTCCTTAAATCCTGGAACCTGTGATGATAAAGCGCGAATGGCCTCCTTAGCATCACCAACCGCAAACTCATGTACTCTTCCAAATCTACGGCCAAGGCCAAGACCTAGCTTAATCTTAATCAGTTGACGCATCATAACCAGCACCCTCCGGTAAATCTTTGTGTCGCACAATTCTTACTGTGCGTTGTTGATAGTATTCGCTATAGAAGTCTAACTTGCTAAGCTTGCCATATAAATGATGAAGGAACATGCCACCACCAACATAAATCCCAGCATGGTTTGTCTTTTCACTTTGCACCTGCATCATAATCATTGAGCCAACAGGAATATTGCTGTAGTCATTGATAATCTCGAACCCTTCAGACTCCCAGTTCTCATCATATATGTTGTCTGGGTATTCATTTTGCCACCAGGGATAATCTACGCGATAATCCTTAAGCTTAACTCCATGCTTCTCGTGGAACGACATCACCAGTCCCCAGCAATCGAAGGTACCAAGCGACCAGGGTCGACCAACAAGACTCATCTTCTCTGGCTGCAGGATTCGCATGTCACCTTCAGGCAGGCTAACTATCACATACGTAATCTCGCACTCATTACACGAACAAATGTCAGCGGCTGATGGCTTTGTAGTGGCGCCATCTCCAGTGTGTGAGTGAACGATATAGGCAGGCTCACGGTCATCGCAAATTTCTGCGAATTCATTGCTGTCGAGAACGAATGCCTTCTCTGGCTCTCTAGCCACATTGGTTACTCGATGGTAAGTCTGAACTCTACCTTTCTGAGTGATTACTCCGCAGCACTCTTGCGGGTAAACCTCCCGCGCATGGCGGAAGATTTCTAGTGTGATTTTAGGGTTTATCATCGATTGCTATTTCCAATTGTCGCCGTAGCGCATCCACCAAAGTCGAGCTCCTGGTTTGCTCCAAAGCGGAGTCTACATGCCTGAACGTTTCCAATACAGTAATCTAGCGATGGGTCTGAAACAGGCTCGTTATCTTTGTTGAAGTAACGAGTTCCGTTATAACCACATCCATTACCTGAACGGTATAACCCTTTCTGCGCCCAGTAACAAACAGTCTGAACCTGGCGAGCTGGAATCATAATGCCATCCATGTCCATTGGAGATGTGAGCTCGAAGCTAGCAGTCTGGTAATCAACCGCTTTAGGTCGCTCAATGTAGTAGACGAGTCGACGGAAGTCGCCATCAGCAATTGACCCGTCAGGATTGATGTTGCTTCGTAGTGTAATCCAGATTGTAACCCTTGCCTGCACAAGCCCGTTGTAAGTACGAATAAGTGCGCTGATTGCCTGGTCAACGTTAGATACGGTTAACTCAATCTTGCTAGCCTTACCGTCTGATGTAAGGTTAATGGCTCCTATACCAAAGGGTCTTGGCCCATAAGTCTCACCTCGGAATGTAATGTTCTTAACTGGAAGTGGTGTTCCATTAGTCTGGGATTCAAGAATCTCCTCGGCTGTGAACTGAATGTTCTCCCCGTGAAAGCGATAAGTCCTAGCACCAAACCTTGCCCCATCCACCTCAATAAGTGTAACAATCTCACCAGGGAAAAGGCTCTGTAGCTGGTTACTAAATCTTGTACTTGTAGTTGCCATAATATCCTCATAAAAAAAGACCCCGTTAGGGGTCTAGTTTAACTCGCTGAGGTGAACACTTCAACAAACTCCATTGTTATAGTCTGCACGCCACTCGAGATTGGTGATACTGAAATGGAATCCTGACCTACACGGAATACTGCTGTGTCACCTTGGGGTGTCTTCCAGAAGAACGGAGTAATGATATGGTTGTATAAAAAACCAAGTACCTCATTATAGTTCTTTCCGGTATATGTCATCGAGTAAGTTCTGCGGTTAGTCCTGTAACCTCCAGTTCCAACCTGTTCATAGCCATTTCCAAATTGAACGCGACGAGCATTGCTCTCATTACTGTAGCTTCCGGCCCCTCCCTGGACCTGAGTACAGAACGTAAACGTCTGTAATGCCATTAACCATACCCCTTAACGTAGTTGTAGATTCGACCGCCTTGCTGGACGGACTTGCTTAACTCGTCTGCAATTATAGCACGAACGCCTTGTTCTACACCTTTAGGGTCACCACCATTATTTACGTTAACTGTAATTCCTTCAGCATTAACAACCACACCATCCTGGCCAGTTACGTAACCACCATTAGCGTATCCGCTTGTTGGCGTTGAGCTTGAGCGATTTGAGTAACCGCGCATCAGCTTGTAAAGGTTACCAACTCCAATCCTGCTTGTCGCCTCCTTAGTGAAGACGAACTCACCCTTATGTACGGTACCAGCCGCCTGATACTTTCCACCATCACCAGTATAGCCACCACTAGCAAACCCAACAGAGCTGGCAATTGAACCAAGAGCACCTCCAGCACCACCACCAAAGCTAGAGATTGTTGCCTCAATGGCGCGAACCAAAAGCAATCTAGTGATAATCTTAGCAATCTCAGAAAGAATGCTTGCTGTAAACTCTTTAAAGCTAGCCTGTCCAGTTGTAACAAGACTTGTTATCTGGTCTGCTATTCCATTAAACGCCGTAGTTACAAGACTACCTGCAACGTTAGCGTAGTTACTTGCTTCCTCTGTGATGTTGGCAAAGGCGGAGCGAGCACCAGCTTGCCAGTCTTCTCGTTGCGCCGTTTCTGCATCGTAGAAGGCCTGATAGCTTTGCAGGATTCTTTGGAAATCAGGAGCATTTACATCACCGCCAGCTGACACCTGATTGGCCTCAAGCTGAGCAATCTGCTGAGCAAACTGACGCTGCCTGTCAGATAATCCAGTCCCAATATTCAGAGATGCAGTCTGTGCGTTAATCTTCTCCAGAGTTGTGGCGTTCTGGCGAGCAAGATTGTTAACTCGTGTCTGCTCTTGAATCTGGTCACCTAACTCAGCTTTCTGCTGTGCAAGTGCAAGGATTGTATCCTTCTCTGCAAGAGTACGTTGCTGCGCTCTGGTTAGTGTTCCTGCAGCATTCCTACGCTCAAGTACAATAAATCTAGCCTGCTCATCATAAAGCGCTTTCCTTTCTCTGCTTAATTCGCTCGTGACACCAACCTGGCTTCTGAGGGCTTGGAGTTGAGCTTCAAGAGCAATAACACCAGACTCGTAAGCCTGAGTCTCATCTCTATATTCTCTTGTTGTTGGCTTCCTAGCTTCTCTTGTGCGGGGGTTGTTAATCCTGTCTTCAGCTTTTACTGCAGCATCATACTCACGCTGACGTAAGCGAAGGATGTTTTGTGCTGAGCGAATTGCGTCCTGGTCGCCGCCACGCTGAGCTTTCCTTAATTGCTCCTGGGCATTGTTTAGGTCGCGCTGTGAACTCTTAACGCCATCAAGCGCTAGCTCTTGCTCCTTGATAGCCTGAACTGTCTTCGCATACTGCTGGTTTCCGTAGATAACAAGGTCATTCGCATCTTTCTGAGTATTGCTTAATAGCTCGTTTACAGCAAGAAGTCTAAACTCAACTCTGTTCTGCAGTGGTCCATTAATTAAGCCTTGTTGCGCTACTGCGTTATTGTAACCACCAACTGCTGCTACGTTTTCTGTCCACGCTCTGCTAATCTGGTTTGTTTGCTCAAGGTGCGCCTGAATAGCTGCGTTAACTTGAGTAAAGTCAGATGAGTCTTTGTAGTTATTTACTGCGGCTGTCGCTTCCTCATAAGTGTAACCAACTTCGATTAACTTAGAGATTGCAACATCTGCACCATCAGTAGTTGCAACAAAAGACTTTGCGATGTCAGCAGCTGACTTACCTGAGGCATCTGCGATGTCTGCGATTGAGCGAGAAAGTTGTCTAGCAGACTCATCGGACAATCTAAGCGTCTGGTCGATTGCTTCTCTTGCCTGGCGAATTCCCCTTTCAGCATTGAATGCAGCAAGCGCAGCGGCACCAAGCCCAGCACCAACAATAGCAAGAACACCAGTCAGAGGATTAAGAGCTGCAAGCAGGAATCTTGCCGTGTTAGCTACACCACCAAAGCTATCCTTAATCTGGCCACCCTGCTGGATTGCAATCAGCCAAAGTGGAATACCGCCAGCGATTGAAGTACCAATATCTGTAATTTGCGCTGGCAATGTACGTATAGCGTTTCGATACTGGCCAACTGAGAGGCCTGAGCGACGAATCGCTTCTGACTGGCGACCAAATGCATCAATGTTTCTTTCTGTTGCCTGGGAGATTCTATCAAGATAAGGGGCAGCCTCAGAAGATACGCCAAGTTGCTGGGCTCGAAGCTTGTTTAACTCATCTCTAGTTAGCTCCGCTGCCTCTGCATGACGCTGTAGTGAGCGCAGGAAAGTTTCAGCCTGTCGTGACGCTCTCTCTTTCTGCTTTGCTTCCTCGGCTGCTGCTCTACCTTCCTCTGTAAGTAACGATGCACTTCGGCGTAGTGCATTGTTTTGCGTCTCAAGAACTTCACCAAGTCTAAAGAACTCACGGTCAGGAACAACGCCAGCTTCAAATGCACGGTCAAGCTGCTGAGCTGCCGCCGTTAGCTTATTTAGCTTGCTAGCTGTTGGGTCGATAATCTGCTGAAGTCTCTGAAACTCAACTCTTTGCTCCTGAACATATCTTGCCGTATCCCTAGCCTGGTTCTTTGCTACCTGCTCAGCATTAACGAAGGATTGAACTCCTTGTGCAGCCTGTTCATTTGCCCTCTTGAATTGTTCCAATGATTGCGTCGCCGTTTGAACCTGGCGTACATCAACCGCTAGTGTAATTCCGGCCACTTCATTTGCCATTGAATTGCCTCCAATAAAAAACCTCCCGAAGGAGGTTATTTGTTTGCACGATGCATCATCTTTAAGGCTGCAGCCTCAAGTACACGCAAGTCATTAAATACCAACTCTCTGTCATCTATTTTATATAGTTCCATGAGAAATGGTAGTGATGAATAATCTAATCCTGTTGCGCCGTTCATTCCAGACCTCCATTGAGTGCTCATTGCAAAGTAAACGTCCAAGGCCTGGTCCATCTCTTCATCAACATGAATCTCTTCTGGTGGTTCATCCTCATAGTCTGAGCGCCTCATGCCGATTGCTTCTAGTTCAGCATCTGAGGGCTCAGCTTGATATTGTAACTGGACGACGCGCTTTAGTTTTTTGTTCGCTGACCTGCGAGTGCCTTCATGTACTCATTTGTAAGGCTTAGCACTGAGCTAGGGAACAAACCACAAAGTTCTTCAATATTTTCATCATTAAACTCCTCTTCAAGGTCCCATGCTACGCAAAGTTCCTTAATAAACTCAGCTTCAGACATACTATCGCGCTGAAGGATTTCCTGAATGTCTTTGCTCTTGCGATGCTTAGCAGTGAATGTGATTGTGGCTTTCTCGCCGTTAATCATTACAAATTCAATTGGTAACTTAAAGTCAGGCAGAGCGCCCAATACTAATTTAAACTTCGCCATGTCTTATCCTCTATATGTTTACTGTCATTGTTGGATTTCATTATACACACAAAAGAAAAGCCCCTCAAGCGAGGGGCTAAGTTTTACGCATTAACTACAGCAGACAGGAAGCTGTAACGACCACGGACTGTAATAACTACAGACAAGGTCTCAACTTCGTTTACTGCAACCTGCGGTGTTTCGTTGAATGCCAGGGTGCCAGTCCAGAGGCGCATTTCCTGAGCGCGTGGAACGTAAGCACGAACAGCAATCAGCTCACCACTTTCATCCAACTGACGAAGAATCGGATAAACCGGGTTCGTGTAGTCATGGGCAAATGTGTAGGTAGTGGATACTGCAGACTTATAAGTAGGGATAGTCTGCTCACGGTCATCGCTTAAGCACTGAAAGGTAATGCTCTGCTGCTCGCCACCATCAGTGGAAACGTCAGTAACACACGGCAGCTCGAACCAAGACAGAATTTTGTGAACAACTGCGTTACCTGGTGCTGGGAATGATGTTGTGGAAGTGGTATCGATACCTTCTACAGTTACTGCGCTGCCAGATACAGCAACAACACGAAGCTGCTTCTCTGCCAGGCGAGACCAGTTAGAAGAAGTGACGATAATGTAATCACCAACAACCAGGCCAGAATCGGCGATAGTCATTACTGGACGCGCTGCGTTAGATACAGCCGTTACGGTAAGCTCAGGACCGCGAGAACCTTCAACAAAAATCTGAGTGCCATTCGATAAATGGGCCATTAAAAATCTCCTTAATCAATACGTACGTAGAATCTTACAGGAATAAACCAACCGGATTGGGATTTCACTACGGGGTTAACAATTCCTCCCTCGTAAATGTAGCCGCTGTCAAGTATTGTACCATCAACGAATGATTGTGCCAATGAGCTTGCAACCTGGCGAGGTCTGTCAACACCAATACCTGGCGAGAAGTGGACACCAACTTGAACCATGCCAACATATCTACGGCAGGTCCTTTGAAGAGACCATGTCACTGTCTCTACCTCAGTGTAATCAAACTTCAACCACATTGACCCATCAGCAGGTGGTGTGAATGCAACGTTCTCGCAGGCAACTGGAAGTGGTGTTGATAATCCTCTCGCAACTCTTGCTACTAAAGCACGTGCGGCAATACTTAATTCATAATGCATTATCTTACCTCACTCAATGCTTTCTGGAAGTAACTGCCAAGTCTGCGGCTTACAATCCCAAGAACACCTGCTGGCGCTTGTTGAGATGAGCCGTACTCAAGGTTCTGCGCATAGGTCAGTCTGTTTGTAAGGTAAATAACTGAGGTGCTTGTACTATGAGCTGCTGCATACGCTTGTCGGCGAATTGATGTACGAGTCTCATTACCATCCTTATCATAAACAGCAAGGCTCTGTGCCGCCGGAGCGTTTGCTGTTACCTGCCAGTTACCACGAAATCTGCCTGTATCAACAGGCGATAGTCTCACGGCATCGTCACCAGCCTGCGTAATGACGCTTGTAATAATATCAACCTGCTTCTCTTTTGCCTCTTCAATCCAGGCTGTGATAGAGCCACTGAATCTTACCAGGTCGTTATTTAAACTAGCCATAAAGCGCAACCCTCCGCAGAATTGGTCGATAAGCAATCACTGTGCCGGTCGGCTTAACTGGGCGCGGGTCAACTACAGTATACTTCTCTCCATCTATTGTAATCTTGTATCCGAACTCAATTACTACGTCCGCAGTGAAGATACCTCTCTTATCTCCAAACTTAATATACTCACCATCAATATCTCGGCGATTGATATCGCGAACTAATCCCTTAATCTGAACGTTCCCTGTAGGGTAGTAAACCTCCTGGCCATTAATAATACTTACACCACCAGAAGAGTTCTCCATTGTGAAGACACCTTGAGAATCAGATGAGATGTTGATGCCTTCGGTTATTAAAGCCCTGACAGCTCCAAAGTTCATCGGCAGCAACCTCCTGAATGGCGGGATGTAATTAAACCAAACCCACCACCTTTCTTACGTAGAAGCTTAGAGTAAAGCTTACCCCATGGTGTTGTGCTAAGGTTGCTTGAGTTGGCGCTGGCATTTGCGTAGGTGATAGAGAATTCACCGCTGAGGGAGTAACTGGCAACTTGCTTGCTATAATCTGCAATATCGTTAGTCTGCTTGAAGGCACCATCAGCGAACATAATGTGCAAAGCATAAAGAGCAACCGCAGTGTTATAACTATCACCAAACTTTCCATCACAGACGAAGAGCTTTGCCATATCAACCCAAGGCTGCAACTGCGCATCTGGCACATTCACCAGGCCAGGTACGTATTGACGCATGATGGCGTAAATTTGTTCGTTCATATCTGCTCCATACAATAAAGGACGCCGAAGCGCCCTTTGTGGTTATTTGAACTCGCCACCGTCTTCGGCTTCAGCGATTGATTTCTTAACTTTCTTTTTCTTAGAGTTAATCTCTTCAGCAATTTCTTTAGTTGCGGAGCGGTCATCTTCAATCTCAAGGTCACCCTCTGCAATCTGACGCTTCTCGAAATCACCGATTTCATCTTTCTCGTAAGACTGACCAGGGAATACCATCTCGCCGTCAGCAGTAAAGATAGTGTGATTGCCAATATTTAAGAACTTCATTGTTGTCTCCTTTGTTTCTCGATTTTGTGATTATAACCTTAACCAGCTTCATAAACAATAATAGCGCCCTTAGGCGCTATGTTTTATTGCTTTCTTCTTAAGCCAGAGTGATGCCGCGCATTACGGAAACAGTCATCGGACGGTAGATTACCAGACCAGTAGTCTTAGAGGTAACAGGGATTTTAAAATGAAGGTCCTTAGGCTGCGCTGGAAGAGCGTTAACAGCTTCGGTAACTTCGATGCTCAGGTTCAGCGGGTCAAACTCAAATGCGATTGCTGCCTTGCCGCCTGCACCATCGTAGTTGTCCAGAGAGTTCAGATAAATCAGCTGTACGCCCTGATTGTTCTGCTGGAAAAGCTGCTGATAGCTAATGCCAGTCTGCGGAACCAGAGTCTGCATCAGGCGACGAACAGATGCCGGAAGCATAATGCGGTTAGCCATGTGAACACCACGAGTAGCCAGATCAATAGAGTCAACCAGGCGGTTAATCGCAGCACTTGCATCTTCAGCAGTAGACCATGCGGCGCCAGGTTCAACGCTGTTGGTGTTCGGTGCGGTAAAGATGCTGTTAATGCCGTGGGCCGGGCTACCACGCCAAACCAGTTCGTCAACCTTGTTACGGTGAGCTTCGAAAGCCAAAGTCTGTTTACGAGTAGACAGGTTGGAGTTCAGTGCTGCACCAGCTTTGATTTCGTCGATAGAAATCAGGAATGCGTTACCCATACGGAATACTCGGCCAGTCTGCTCAGTTGCCAGTGCATCAATCAGCGGCAGGTCATTAGCGTAATCAGTAATAATCTGCGCCAGGCCAACACCGTCAAAAGAAGGATAGCTGAAGTACTTAGCGTAATCAGGAATCTCGTTCGTGACAGGGAACAGGCTCAGTGCGTTGTTCGGTGGAACTTCTGATTCGTAAGCGCGATTGAGAGCAGCGGTAAGTTGGCGAGTGGTCCATACGCCAGCCGCATCAGCTTTATCAACACCCATCTTGCGCAGATGGTTAGTAATTTCAGCCTGCTCAACAGCGTCTAATTTCATAGTCATTCTTTAGTCCATCCTTTTAGTTAATAGGTTACGGAGTCATTATACACTAGATTTGATAGGCGGCAACTATTAGCCCATCCTTGGGCTTAAGTTTTACACTGCCGTTGTAAATGTTTCTGCTTTAATTACATATCTTACCGCAGTTGGTGCCAGTGCTGCCTGCCCAGCAATGTAGCAGCTAAATACGTGAAGCACGTTGTCAGTCACATTGTATGCGTGAACCGTAAATTCTCTTGGCGTAAGGATTCCATAGCCAGTTGTAATTTGACTCATCATATTGACAGCTATAGTTGACTGCTCAACAGACCTCCTCTCATATACAGATGTCCCAGCATTGAAGAACTCATGATGGCCATTTGCAACAATAGGTGCAGTTCCGTAATTACCAATAGAGATAAGAGCAGCGTTAGCACTAGTCGTGTTAATGATCAGCCTAAGCTTCTGGTTTGCGCCTGGCGGTGGGAACTGATGACCACTACCAATTGCGTTAAGGAAGCCAGTGTAATATATAACATTCTGAGCCGCACCCCTAGGGCCCTGAATGCCTTGAACACCCTGTGGACCTGTAGCTCCAGCAACACCTTGAGGACCAGCAGGGCCTTGAGGACCTACAGCGCCAGTTGCGCCAGTATCTCCCTTGTCACCTTTAAGACCTTGAGGTCCAGTTAGGCCTTGAGCACCAGTTGCGCCATCATTACCAGTTAATCCACGCAAACCTTGCGCACCCTGCTGACCTTGAATGCCTTGCGGGCCTTGGGCTCCATCATCACCTTTCGGACCCTGAGCTCCCTGAGGACCGGTAGGACCAGTAGCTCCGGTTGGACCCTGCGGACCAGTCGCACCCTCAGCTGCAAGAAGAGCCCAGTTAGCAGAGTTATCAGGCTGCTCGTTAGTGTTTTGATTTAGAGCAAAGTACGTAGAGCCATTGTACGCAACCGCGTCGTTAGGCAAGTAAGTCTGAACAGTACCCCAGCCGCCACGGAATGTTAATCCAGTAGCACCCGCCGGACCAACAGGACCCTGAGAACCAGTAGCACCTTGCGGGCCTACGGGACCTGCTGGACCTTGCTCGCCACGCTCACCTTGAGGACCAGTGTTACCGCGGGCACCCTGTGGACCTTGCGGGCCAACATCACCTTGTGGACCAGTTAAACCGGCTTCACCTGCCGGACCTTGTTGACCATTCAGACCATCACGCCCAGGCTCACCTTGCGGACCTTGTGGGCCAGTGAATCCTCTCTCACCCTGAATACCTTGGGGACCCTGAGGTCCAACAGCACCAGTGCCATTACCTGCCAATTGCTGACCACGAACAAGTGCGGCGATATACTGTGGGCCGTAGCTGTCAATGTGGCCCATTACTGCCCATTGATTATCATCAGCAATGATTGCGTTTACCAGCTGAGTTAGTTTCTGTCTTGATGGTGCGTTTACTGCCTGGAAGTCATAAATCTGTGAGTCAATATTAGTGCCCATTGAGATTGCTACAGTCTGAGGTCCATCCACAGAGATGTTACCTACTGGCTGATAGCCTTGTTGAATCATGGCATTAACTTTAGTGTTTAGTTCCCACGTGCTGTATGCGGTAACCTGAATGTACTGAACGGCCATTTAATACCTCCTCTTTTTAGGTGGATTCATGATAACAAAAAACCCGCCGAAGCGGGCTTAATTTTTATCGAGCTGAAACCTTCCAACCTTCTGATTGTGGATATTGCTCAAGAACGTACTCAAATGCCGCCTGCTGAGATGCTGCGGATTGCTTAACAATCATCTCCTGACGGTAATACATCATTTGCTTAACTACATCAAACTCGTATTCAACTCTTACTCTTGGTTCTGGCAGTTGTCTTTCTTCTGCGGTTGCAGCTGCCGCTAACATATATCCTCTAAACTTGTGTCCAGCTTCGTTAGGGTGAACGTTATCAGACGCAGTATAAAGCGTTGAGTTCGTTGCGGTAACTGCATCTGAAACATAGAACAAGGTAACGCCCTGCTCTCTGCAGACCTGAGCAACTGTATCAATTACGTTCTGAATGTTACTGGTGATTCCCTTTGGAGTAGCACAGGAGAAAGCTACAATCTCAACGCCTGGGAACTCTCTGCGAATCAACTTAATGCCGAGCGTCATGTTATCGTAGATTCTTTTCTTCCCAGCGTCGTTAGTTGCAAGCGATTCGTCATTATAACCCAGCGCCAAAGAAATGAAGTCTGGTTTACGGTTTAACTGACCGAGTCTCTGAGGTACTCGCTCTTGCATAACCCTGCCCGTCTGAGTTGAAGTCCAGCCACTACCACCAATCCCTTCAGCCAAACCATTCAGTCCAAGCTTGTGACACATCTGACGGAAATCATTAATACCAGGCTGAGCTGCGCCGGTACCGAAGGTGTAGCTATCACCCATTTGCCAGATGAAAGGCTGCTCGTTAGATTGTCCAGGCTTGATTGTGAACTGGGGCATTACGGAGACGCCAGCAAATGAAGTGTTGATGCCAAGAATCTTGATGTCTCTCATCTTCATTACGTGTGCTGCGTTTACTACGTCAGTTCCAGCAGCGCCAACTTCACCAGTGATTGCTGTATCAAGTCTAACCAGAATCTTGTGTGCTGCGCCTGTGGCGTCAGTGGTAATTGTTGGTGTAGCAACTAAAGATGATGCGTTAATACCTTTGGCAATTGTCTCACCATCGATAATGATGTCGTACTGGCAGTTAAGGCCAAGAGCGCGAAACTCGAATTGATTAGCATCAGTTCTGAATTCAATCATGCATTGAGCACCATTCGCCGTGCCATTGCCAAGGTGATTACTAGCTAGCGCCAGGTTATAGCCAGTTACTCTGAATTTGGTTTCATCAACATAACCTTTAGTTGTATCCCATACTGAGTGGTAGGTACTTCCTGTTAACTGCGTGGTTGCTGACTTGACTGTCTTATATGTGTAGTACTCGTTAGCTCTAAGCTCCGCGCGCAAATCAACCTCACCATCCCGCATCTTTTGCTGCATTAACTCTTTAAAGCCCATGATAGTTTCCTTAAGTAAAATTAATGTGAGAAACCATATTACCATCTTTTGGGCATAAAAAAACCTCCCGAAGGAGGTCTTTGAGACTAACTACATTACATCTGGCGAACTTGAACTTCTACCAGAGGAACGCCATCCGGAGATTCAGCCGCCGGAATATAACCACCAGCAAAAGTAATACGAGTACCAGCAGTGGCAGCAGCAGCGCCAAGTGCAGTAACTTCACCATTAACGATAGTAACAGCAGCGCCGATTACAGTTGCAGCAGTAACAGCAGCGGTAGCTCGAGCCCAGATGCGACCAGCAGAAAGCACGTTAGCCGGAGACTGAGAAACATAAGCGCCAGTTTCAGATTCATAAGAAGAACGAACCAGAACGCCGTAAGCAGCAGCTTCAGTAGCGGCGGCAGCAAGTACCTTATACTGACCAGAGCCACCAATTACGCCGGCGGGAGCAGTGTCACGAGTTACAGAAACAAAGCTACCAACCTGAACTGGTGCAGCAACAGTGCCCATCACGCAAGCACCATCGATATTATACAGGGAGGTATCAGACAACATACCAGCAGTTGCAGCAAAACGAATAGTCATTATCTAACTCCTTATTTGATTAATTTCTTGAGTGCGGTACGAGGGTCGATAAGGCCATCCGCAGAATCTTGTTTAACTTCTTCGACAATGGTAGTTGCCTTGCGGGCCTCAGCCATGCCATCTTCTTTAGCGAAATCGAATGCAGCGTCGATGTAAGCGTCAGACTTCTCGGAAACATCCTTGCCAGCAACTTCTTTAACGTAAGCTACTTTAATGCCTTTAGCATCCAAGCCGTCGCACTTAACGCCAGCAATCACTGCTTCTGCTTTAAGTTCTGCCAGAGCTTCCATGTCAGCTTTAGCTGCTTCAACCGCCTCAGCAATCTTGGCATCGATACCATCAACTTTTTCTTTCAGAGCGTCGCGCTCAGCTTCGAGAGTGTCGGCTTTAGTTTTCGCTTCTGCGATAGCGCCGTCGAGCTTCTCGATGTGGGTTTTAACCTCGGCGGAGACTTCAACTTCAACGCCGTCCATTTTAATCTTGAACATCTCATTGTCCTCTTTATTTAAGTTAACGGTGTCATTATATGGGCTTTCTTGCTCGCCGTCCAGTCGTAGCTTAGCAATACCTGCGCGCCCTTTATAGACCATAGCAATGTGGTTGACGCGAATGTTAGTCTGCACTGCGTCGAACTCAACCCATCCTTCTGGCTGCTCTGGCGAATCTTTCTTGAATACATACTCACCAGTTGATTCATTGCCCCAGCCAGGCTGCTCGATGTCTGTAGTTGTATATCCAACTGAAAGCTCACCAGCTACTCCAGCCTTAGCCTGCTCAATTGACTTCTTGTCGTAGATTGTTAGCGGAACTCTAACGCCAATACCGTCTGCCTTGCCAGCACCAGAGCACGCACCAACAACTACATCTTTTGCGTTATCTGCGTTAACTGTGACGTGGCCAAGAGTAATTGGCTTGCCCTGATAGGTAGATAGAGAATCAGCCTTGAATACTTCATCTGCTGGTCGAAACTCTCTACGCTCACCAGTTGGTGTCTGGTAAATCTGAAGCCCAACACGAGCTACGATTGGCTCATCAACAAGGAAGCCATTCTCATCAACCTTAGCCTTAACCTCAGCGCTGTCATAACGTTGTTTCATTTATACCTCCTTATGTGGTGATTCATAATAGCAAAAAGGCCACCAAATGGCAGCCTTAATGATTACAGCACTGTAACTTCTTCTTGTTGAACTGCTTGAGCTACTGCCTGAATCTCACCATCCTTAAGCTTTAACTCTGGAGAGATAGAACGAAGTGTATCTCTTGCCTCCTCATTGTCGATTACTCCTGCAGATTTGGCTGCAACAACTGAAGCGACGTTCTTCTCAAGAATATCCGCCACATCTTTATTGCTCGGTACGCTAAGCGGCGAAAACTCTATACTCCACTCTGTCTCAGAAATCACGTACGGCAGCAAAAACTCAAGTAATGGACGGTAATCCTCCTCTCTTTTACGCTCAACCAGCTTATAGTATGTCTCAAGCGCTGTATTCTGGCTGGCACTTACACCACCAACGTTCTTACCCTTAAGGATAATCTCGTGAATACCAGATAGAGCTACGATTCTGTTGAACTTAGACTCAAGAAACTCAGGCACACCAGAGATGGAGCCGTTCAGAAGAGTAAATGTCTCTTCGCTAGCATCAATCCCAATCGCATTCCCAACGCCAGAGTTGTTATCAACCTGAGCAAGACGAACACGTGCGGCATAAGTCCCTTCATCATCCTCACATAACTCAGCCAGACCCTTGGCTCCCCAAACTGCCTGCTGCATACGGCGCAGCAACTGGGTGGATAGCTGCTCGCTATAGTCGTAATCGTAGATAGCTTCAATTAGTGACTTGTTTAGTACCGAGCCGCCCCATCCACCATTGGCTTTACGAACCTGTGGAGTTACTCGCTCTCCATCGCAGATGTGAACTCGCGACCAATGCACGTCGTACTCGCCAATATCAGACTCAGCCATGATTGTGTAAATCTCTGGCTTGCCATATCGAACGCTGCGAGGGTTTGCATCACGAGACTTAACGCGGACCTGGAATCGGTCATAGATGCGGACATCCTCAAGCTCAGCACCTTCGCGCGCTGGATTGGTTAATCGACGACCATCCTTCAGCAAAAGTACAACAGCCGAACCGCCGAAAAGGTTTGACCATACAAGTGCTTCAGTCAGCTTTGAATTGAGGTCCAGGTCATCCCACTTGCTACGGAACTCTGACTCGTCCTCTACGCCAGTTACCTTAAATCCAGCTGTGACCATCTCTTCTGGGACCACATCTACAATGCGCTTAGCGATGGCATTCTCATTATAGAACTGACCAATAAGATAGTTATTGCCCTGCATAAAGAATGGCTGTGGCGCGCCGGATGACGAGCCGTTAAAGATATCGTTATAGCCATCTGTCTTGACTACTTTCATTGTTGTCTCCATTAAAAAAGGGAACCAAAAGGTTCCCTAGATTGTACACTGGATTAGTTATTACTCAAAGCGAACCTCAAGTTTAATAGATGATGTATCAACGCTATCATCTTCCCATGCTGTCTTCATTACCCATACATTTTTAAACTCACTTTCTACTACAGGAAAGCCATTGATAAAGTACTTAAGCGATGGTTTCTCTTCACCAACAAGCTCATCATCATCAACCAGTTCTAAATTGTACATATTTTTATATGCATAACATTTATCACCATTTTCATCTTTAATAATCTTAACAATCTCTTCTCCTGCATCAAATGAACCTACGACATCGTAAAGATTACCAACATTAAATTTGAAACGACTCTCTATATTGCAACCCAAAAACTTAGCTTTCATTTTTTATCTCCTCGTTAAGTTGAGATAAGTATAGGCCATCCGTGGCGATTTTGTTTAGCAATTCATGCTACTTGATTCCCGCCAGCCGTTTGAATTTTGCCTTAGGGTCATCTCTTAGGTTCAGCTCAAGGTTGACTGCCATGGTCAATGTATCCACCTGATCGTCATGCTTGTGAGTCCCGTCCGCTGTGAACCCAGCAATCTCGCTCATCAATGAGTTAACCCATGGTGACTCTTCCGGAAGTACAACATTACCAGCCTTAATCTGTGGCATAGCAGAAAGCACGCGAGTTAGCTTATCTGTGTCAGGGATGAACTCCTCGATTGGTGTTCTCATCTTGCGCCCTGCTGACTGGATAAGACCAATACCAGATGCCTTCTTCTCGATAACAACCTTGCGAAGTATTCCCTCAGTCTTATTGGAGAACCTTGCCGACTCCTCCAATTCCATTAGCTCAGACTCAAGCTCTGGGGCTTCCCACTTCCCACGCTTCTGGTCCAGTAAGTAAATCTTGCCATCCTTATATCCCCATAGCTGCAGTACGCTAAAGTCACTGTATGACTTGGTCGTCAGTGCCGTATCCGCCGTAATGAATCGGTAGTCGTACTTCGCTGGAGGTCTGTTCTCAGAACCGTATCGAGCAAACATATCCACGGTCATCAAATTACCGCCGAGTGCTATTGGCTCTTGCTGATACTGAGACATAAATGTGTAATTGTCACTATCCATCATGGCAACTAGGTCATGAACGGATTCCTTGGCTGGGAAATAGCTATAGTAACGCTCTCCATCACGCTCTACATATGGAGATGAAAGGACTTGCTCCCTAAACATTGGCTTCAACCAATCAGGAAGTTCATTCTCGTATTCCTGCGTAACTAAGGCTGGTATCTTAACAAGGTCAAAGTTAATACCCATACCACCATCAAGCATAAACTGAGTGCAGTCTTGAACGTGAAGCCTCTGCTGGATAAGGACTATTGGAGTAGATTTTCCTTCAACGGACATCGCCCTACGAGAACGTATAGTGTTCTTTAGCAATGTATTTACAGCCTCTCGCCTAACTTTGCTAAATGCATCGTCTGGCTTTAGCGGGTCATCTAAAAGAATAATGCCGCTATAGTCATCTGTCATATACCCGCCACGGCTACCTGTAATCTGTCCAGCCATAGATTTAGATATGGATTCAAACTTAACTTTCCCATTCTCATCAAGGACTTGTATTTCATCGTCTCGGCATGTGCCAAAGTTGCTAGGCCATAACTCCTGGAACTCATTGCTTTGAATGAGGTCTCGAACTCGTTTGGAGTTGCGCTTAACGAGTGAATCAGAGAACGAAAGGCTAAGGTTCCTAACCTTGCTCACTTTTAGGAAGCTGTATACAGGAAAGTGAATGGAGAAAATCTCGGTCTTTCCGCCGCCAGGAGGGCAGTTAATAATCGTATCCTTACGCTCGCCTTTAATTAGCTCATCAATAATCCTGCACAAGTAAAGGTGGTGCCATGAAGGAATGTACTTTTCTGACTGTGTAATCTGGAACCACAGTCGCAAGAAGGTGCCGAAGTCATGCAAAGAGAGGCCTTTGATAGCCTCTTTTTGCTGTGAAGATAAATCTTCCCAAACTATCATTACAATTCTCCTAGCACTGACTTGATTGCGTCCTGAATAGTCTCACCATCATTGACGACATTACTATTGTTTAGGTTAATCTCTGCACCCTTATCAATACCAAGGTCCTTACCAATGAGGCTGGCGTTGATTACTCCATTTGCTGCAAGCTGATACTTCTGCTCGAACACCACATTATCAATCCACTCCATGATGTGTGCATATGCCGGGTCCTTGCGGAACCTAGAAAATGTTGCCATTGATAATCCAGTGAACAGCACGAGTCCATTGATAGTGAAAACTCTAGGCTTAGTAACAAGGCTCTGTGTTACTTTGCCCTGGAATGCTGCATTCTCGCACGTCTTAATCTGATTGGTATCCGCCCATTCGAAATATGATATTGCCAATGCCTCGAATTGCTCAGGCGTAATATCGCTACTGCGGGTTCGCTTTTTATATAACTCTTTAAAGCTACCGCCAGATGCGCGGCCAGTCTCTTCATTCTTTGTTAATTCACTCATATCATCCTCCGTTATGTTGAATCTAATTGTAACAGATGACAGGCATAAAAAAAGCCTCCCGAAGGAGGCCAATAACGAGGGTACTACATGAACTTAACGAGAACAACTGTGAACTTGTGGTAGCCTGGGTCAGCACCAGACTGAACCTTAGCGATGGCTACAGCTTCTTCCGCGGACTCTGCTGCAACTGACGCCATGTATGTCGATGAGCATGACTTGCACTGCCTACCCATGAGTTGAATCTTTAAATGAACCTGCCACATGGCAAATCTCCTTGAAGTTGGCGCACCGAACAGGATTCGAACCTGTAACCAATGAGGTAGAAGCTCATTGCGCTATCCAATTGCGCTATCAGTGCGAAGGCTGGTTACGGGTCTCCAGCGAGCTTTCCACAATGCTCCGATGATTTAAGTAGCTAATCCGCTTAGTGCGTTCCGTCTTGGACGGCTCTCTGTGCTACGGGATTAATGATATACCAGTCAGGAATCCCTGGTCAATCACTTCTTACTCAAGCTATTGTGAATCAGCATCAACAGCCCAATGTTTAAGCAGATAATGCCAGCTGAAGTGATAACCTCATACCATGCGATGCTATTCATAAATCGACTCCCCGTTTTCGCGCTTACCAACGATGCCGTTAAGGTTACCAGCAATCCAGCAGAACTTTAGCTTGTCTATAATCGTTGCAACTGGTGCATGATGTGCACTAATAACTTGAGCGACTAGCTTGTCGTTCTTGCGGTCAGCCTTATCGAGTCGGCTAAAGGATTCGTTGAGCTTCTTAGCCTGAGCCTTTACTGCGTTAAGTTCCGCTTCGTTTAATCCGAACATTGTTTACCCTCTCTCTCTTTCCACATATTCATAAGCTCAAAGTACTGCATCGCTTCTTCACCATCTTTAGCGTTGTCCATCATGCGCTTGCACCATGCGCTAGGTAATTCGTTCACAGCCATTCTCCATTATTGTTTGCTTTCAATAAGGCCACTATACCAATGGCCTTTCGGAAAGTCTTAGCAAAAAGTGCTATTTGATGTTCTGCGTCTTCATTACTTCGATAACCTTTCCACCAAGAACCTCATGTTGCTTGATGGCTGACTCTTTAGTCTCATGGACGCGCACGTGCTCGACGCTGTTAAACTTGCCTGTGTAGTAAGTGTGTATGTAAATCATTTTGTCTCCAGAATCTTAACTTCAGTGAATCGTGTTTTTAATGCCCTGGCGAAGTATATCGCCGTATCTTTGTCGACGAACTGGCTATGCTCTAACCATTCCTCTCGAACCTTAACCATTATTGTATAGTACTTCACATGTCACCTATTATGTAAGATTCATATCCTTCGAAGTACAGACACTCTGAATGGTCACTTGCTTCCTCATACGACTTATACTCACCAACAAGGATGTCATCACACCCATTTTCATCACGCTCAAGATATACATAGTATTTCATCTTGCTAACCTTTGGTCTGTATGCCCCACGCTGCAGGGCAATGTCGTTAAGTATCAAATCAAGCATTGTACGTTTTAGTATGAGGTCCAGCCATAAGCTCACCAACCTGAGCGCCTGCGAGTGCCACTGAAAGCGCCTCATACTGTCGCCAAGCGTTGCAATCATCGAAGCTAAGGGGTTTTACCACCTTGCGAGTTAATTGCTCTACAACCTCACTTACGCACTCTGTAGCTGCACATCTTGATTCGAGTTGCTCGAGTAAATCTGAAGCCTGTGCTTCGGTGATATTGATAGTAATCATTTTGTAACCCTCGTTTGTTGTCGATGAAGTAACTATAGCAAACTCCCTCCGTGGAGTTTTAACAAAAAGTGCTATTTAGTCCTTAACAATGATGTTTTGCTTCTTGTTGTATTCATTAAGCTTTTTCTCTGCATTAAACATGGCAATAGCCTTTTTTTCATTGAGAGCCTTAACCTTAATGTGCCTCTTTATTTTATATTCATCTTCGTTTTTAATCATCCCTAACTCAAACTTAGCGTCAAGCTTGTTAATCTGATTTGTAATTCTTGTTATTGCTTGCTTGTCTACAGTCTCCATCATACTCATGATTCTATTGTTGTGTGCATCTCTTGTGATGTAGATTGGTACATTCATATCACGCTTAACTTGAGCTCCAAAGTTGAAAACTGACATTACATAATCTCCTTAATCAAACCGTTCAGGGAATCTTCCAATTGAGCTACAGTCTTCTTATACCCAGAGAACTCTTCCGCGCTAAAGTCACTAGCATCAACTCGCTTAGCCATGTCCTTAATCCTTTGCACAAGCTCAATAATCTGTTCTTTGTTGACGGTTGACTCTGACTTGCGCTTAGGCTTTGATACTCCTTCTTTAACTGTTACAACGAAGTACTTGCTTGGCTCACCTGGTAATGTGTCGTGAAGGTCGCTACCAATGCAGAACTTGCTCTTGATGACTGCCGACAAACCTCTGCGCCCAAGGTGACGATTAATTGTGTTCTTAACATAACTGGTACTAATGATGTGTTTAAGATACTCTTCTGCGTCCATGTTAAGCTCGTTAATCTTTACTTCAGAATGGTCCATGCCATTCTCTACTGCTTCAAGCTGAGCATTCTTGAACAGAATGTAGTTAACACCGAAAGCGAACTCACCAATGCCCTTGTCAACATAGTAGTCACAGAACTCACGAATGAAGTCTGCTGGCGATTGCTTTCTATAGAACTTGGAAACCTTACTCTCAATCTCGATTTTCATATCTTCAGTCATTTCGTAATCCTCGTTAATCCGACCATCTTGCCGGTGAGATAACTATACTAAAAGTGAACATTGTATGCAACATGTATTTTAATGTAATTATCACATGTACAGAATGAGATTGGAAATTATCCTTATAAAGCAATTGATTGCATCCCTGTTCATCTAGTTCAACTTCGTACACCTATCCGAAAGGGGGTACCTTTATATTTACCTTTATAAATTGCCTTTTTAGCCTGAAAAGTAACCAATATGTCCCTTTTCTTGAAAACTAACCATTTCCCAATATCTTGACATATACAGGTGAACACATGCCATTTATGTCTACTATTTATATATTTATAATAATAATAATAATAAAAAAGCTATATATTATATATAGATATAGTAAAAGTTGTACGCGTTCACTTCTGGCGTATAGCGTTCATCGACCCAAAAAAGGAGAAATTTGAACACATTTGTACGGCTTGTACGCAATAATGGCGTACAACATCACTGAGAGAGAAAAAGTTGACACATATATAGATGAAATCCACCTCCCCATTCCATATCTCAATCATCTCCACATACCAGGACTGTAAAAGTCACAATCCAATTATACATACAGTAGTGTATGTAAAAGTGATGTCTAAAATGAGAAAGCTAACCGATAGCACTTTTTGCTAAAGACAGGATGATTCGACATGGCTATAGTTAGCTCAACGAAACGAACGAGGAAATGGCAATGACAATCAATAACGGGCAGGCAATCATCATAGCGGCATGTGCAATCCTGACAGGTATCCTTTCAATCATTAGCAATGGCGGCATCAACTTATGAGCAACAACTTCAAGAAGCGCCTTAAAGCAGCCCTGGACGCAGGAATTGAGTACGACCTGGCAATGACAGTTGCATACGGATTAATCGAGCCAGAGACTGCATTAAAGATGCAGAATGACCATTACGAGGCGAAGCACACATGCCAGCCAATTAACCCATCAGCATACATTCCATTTTAAGGAGATTTACATGAAAGTTAAGCTAACACAACCAAATGAAGGCAATAGCAAGTTTGAGCAGTTCGGTTACAAGTCTGGAGATATTCTTGAGGCTAGTTACTACAAGCACGATGATATAATTGGTGTTCTTTGTGAAGGTAAAGTGTTCTTTAAAGGTGAATATGAGGTTATTGAAGAATGAAATTATTATGCAAAGGTGTTATTGAATCAACAGATAAGAAAGTAGTTACTCCATTCACTAAAGGAAAGATTTATGAAGCACGATACGAACCAGGGTCATTTAGCGGGCAACTTCTTGGTGAGCGAGACAAACGAGGTAGCAATCCAGAATTCCAGATTGTCCGCACTTTTGATAATGCATGGATTTGCCTTGGTGTCGCTAAGTTTGTGGAGGCTGATTGATTATGTTACTTCCGTCTGATTTAGGTTATTTCGACAACGAAATCATAGCAAAGATGTCTGGCCAGGGGTGGTATCCATGGGACCACAAGACTCAGCTTGAAGACTTACTATCATCAAGAGAGATTGTAATTAAAGCCATCGAGAAAGCCCAAAAGAGCACCAATAGCTAAAACAACTACGCAAGGATGCGTTACTATAATTTCAACGACAACGATAGGGTAATACAATGACTACTAAGAACTTCGTAACTTCAGAAAACAAACTTGTTAAAGCTCGTATTAAAGATATGATAAAGGTGAGCGAAATTGGTGAAATTATTTACTACCCTGGAGTTGAGCAACTTAAGATTGATGGAAAGTGGGTTAATCGTGATGGATTGCCTGGTGCTTACATTAAAACTAAAACACTATTAGTTACACGAGTTGATCACTCAACGCAAGTTAAGAAATCATTCAAAGAAGGCAAGCGTTACCAGGTTAAAATGAATGCCAGTCTTGCATCAAATGCTGGGTACATTTACGACGAAGATGGCGACGGATGGCAGCTTTTCAGAGAAGATATTGGCTTTTCTGCTGGTTTTGGTGTGTATGAGTTCGAGGCTCAATATAAATAAATAGCACTTTTTGATAATGACAATTATAAGCGAGAGGGGTATTATCCTTCTCGTAAATTAACGAGAGGAATAAAGATGTTTAACTTTGGTACAAGCAACAAAGCAAGCGTTCAGGATATCATGGCAACGGCTGAGGCTACTAAGACTTCACCTATTAAAGTTGCAATTAACTCAAATGGATATGGTGACTCACGGTCATTCTGGGGGCAGATTAAGGATAATGATAATGAGGTTAAATCTAACTATGCGAACATTTCTATTTGTAACTCTTTCGACGTTGTTGGCAAGTATGTATCTGCTCTTTCAGAGTCCGTACAATTCCCTCGCTCTTCTGCTTATGCTCACTTTGTTGGTTGTATCAGCGCTGCTATGTTGGGTCGATTCTCTGTAGAGTACTATGGTAAGAAGCAACCAACAGGACTTTACTTTGTTATTGCCCAGCCTCCTTCTTCTGGTAAGTCAGCTATTAATGAGTCAGCCATTGAGCCAATGATTGCCGAAGTTGAACGTCTTAATGACCTGCGAAAGAAAGAGCGCACTGCATTGAATGCAAAGTTGGCACAGCTTAAAGCTGAATTGAAAGCTGAGCAGTCGCCTTCATCTTTGCAGAAACTTTATGAGGACAAAGCTGAGCTTGAAGATAAGATTGCACGAATGAATCCCATTGTATTCCCGGTCTCAGATACTACACCTGAAGGTCTGGCGCGCATTAACGCCAATCAGGGTTCATTTGCAGTTATCTCTGATGAAGCCACAGCAATTAACTCATTACTAGGTATGACTTATGGCGATGCATCTCGCAAAACGAACTCTGAACTTGTACTTAAAGCATGGGACTCTGGTCACGTTTCTATTACTCGTGCTAATGCTGAAAACAACATGTCTTTTGTTGCTATGGGTGCAATCTCTGTAATCGCACAGGATGAAACAATCAACTCAATCATGTCTGCTGGTGAGCGTGGTATTGGTGTATCAGAGCGTTTTGGTTTGGTTCGTGAAGCCCCATTACTTGGTACTCGCGTGTTCTGTGATGCGAATGGCGAATCAACGTTTAAACCTGTACCTATTGAGCTAAAGACTCAGTACTTCAAGTTAATTCACAATATTATGAGTGAGAGTAATATTGAGCTTAGGGTTAGCCATCGTGCTGCAACTCTACTTAACCTCGCCAAGCAAGAGATGGAAGAGAAGCTTAAGGATGGTGGCGAATATGGTCACACAATGCTCCGTGGCGCTATGGGTAAGTTTGATAAGCAGACTACGCGTATTGCTGCTGTTCTTCATGTAATCCGTAACTGGTGTGATGGTGGCTTGCGCGATAAAGAGATTAGCTATGATACTATGTGCGAAGCAAAGATGATATTTGATGAGCTATCTCGCACTTATCTTGCTTCGGCCGAGTCATCTGGATTTGCTGGTGATAAGACTGAAATGAAGTCTGTTAAAGAACGAGTAATAGCTATGGGTAAAGCCGGCAAGGGTCGAGTATCTCGCCGTGCACTGATTGAAGCGTGCCAGAAAGTGAAGCCATTTATTAACCAGCAAGGTACGCCAGATAAGGTAGATAAGGCCCTTGAGAAATTAGAGAAAGAGAACTTTGTATGCGTATGCTCTGATAGTGTTTATATCAACCCGACTTTACTGGGGTAAGTTATGCTTCTTCTTGACCTATACAAATTCTGTGAATCACATGTCAACTACACAAGGCAGCACATAGCCAGGCTGATATACACTCACCCAGACACAAAGCAGTTAGCGATTGGTGCTGGCATGACAGAGAGAGAGATGGCCTCAGCGATGAGCAAGGAGTTTATGGCCAGGTCAATGACGCAGGGTTATATGGATATGAGTGGAGGATTTGCTAAGGTAAACATCAACAAGCGGCCCATTACTTTTAAGTTCCACTGCTTAAATGGATTCGCTGATGATTACACAAGGGAGATGCGTGATATAGGAAGCATGACAGACGACGAATTGTTCTCATAAAGAAAGGGCCTTATTGGCCCTTTTTGCTTTTGTACAATGTGAAGGAGAGTGATACAGCTAGTAAAATTGACATGATGATCATCATGATTGCAGAACCTTCGATACCTGACTGGTTAATCTCCAGCTTATCAGCATTTATCACCCCAGCATTAAGCACCTCAGTCTTCTTGCTGGATGAATCAACCTTACCTACCTTTGACTCCTTGATAGTATTACCAGTCTCTGCTGAGCTATCATTACTTGCAGATACACCCACACCCTGCTTTGTATTTGAAGCGCCAATTTGTGCTGTTGCATCAACCCCATCCTTGGCTGGCAGGATATCACCAATAGATGACAGGGCAGAGCAACCGGTCAGAGTAAGTGCTGCTATTACTATAAGTCCTTTAAACATAATTCACGCTCCGCATTACGGCGATTAACAAGCCCCTTAACGACCACTTTTTTACCCTTTACAGTTGCCTTATTCCACATTAATAATGCGTCACACGCACCTTTTAGGTCGCCTCTGTTTGTTCTTTTCAGAACTGTCGAGCTCCTGTATCCATTGACTCCAACGTTGTAGCTGAAGCTAATCATTGCTGCGCGGAATGAGTCAGGCACTTTTACTTTGATTGCCTTATCAACTGCATTCTTATGAATTGCAATGTGCTTGTTTAATAAAGATTGGCACTCGCTACGCGTGTACTTCTTCTTCATGTCAACGTCATTGCCAGTGATGCCCGCGCACACAGTAGGAACTCCGGCGATGTCGATGTATGGCTTAAGCTCAACTCCCTCATGTGTTTCAAGAAAGGGAATAACAAGAGCAATGGCGCCACTAAGCGCACCAACACTAAGGCGAGTCTTAATACCCATTTACTTATTCCTCCGCAGGATTGCCCCCTTTAGGTCTCCCGCTTCAATGGCCTCACGAATTGCTTTGCTGTCTCTGTACTTCCAGTAAGCACCCCAGGCACCAAATGCTGCCATTAGAATCAATCCAACGATTGCTACAACGAGTTGCCCCATACCAACTCCACTAGCTGTTACGCCAGCAGAACTAGCCGTAGCAGCGTTAATGAAGTCGCGCATAGTCTTAGTCCAGGTTAAAAGTTTTGAATGTGAGCTTAATTATGGGCTTTATACAGGCGAAAAAAAAGGCATCCCAAATGGGACGCCTCTTATTGAAGGTTGGGTAACTTGCTTATGGAAGGATAACAAATTCCAGGTACTTCCCGTTGAGCGCAACTAGTACTTTCGAACCATCATTACCTTCGCACCAGAAGTATCCGTCACCATTGTTAGTTGCAGTATAAACTCCGTTTACAGCGAAAGGTAAAGTCTTGGAGTCGTTACGGATGCACTTGAAGTATACGTTAGTCATTTTTAAATCCTCGTTAGTTTTGTTAGATTTTGCCTTCTTGCATTAAGCCTTCAACAAGACTCATGCGATACTGCTGTGGTTTGTATTTTTTAATTGCGTTCTCTGCACCCTTGGCTGTCTTATAGACTTTGTTGAGGCTAGGTACGCCGGTTTCTGAGATGCCAGCTCCGTAACCATAGTCAATTTCTTCCTTAACCATAAATCCACCATCAACAGCTTTAACAACAAGACGTTTAAAGTAATCATTACCAGTTTCAGTGTTTTTTGACTTCTTGAGGTACAAAGTAAACATTTCAATCACCTTTTTTTGTTCGCTTCGTTTCGATGGGATAACTATACGTCATCCCTAAATTTATTTTTTAACAAAAAGTGCTATTTATTGTTTTCCAGGAATTTCTTCATTTTCTCAATTGATTCAATAGCTTCGTTAAGGTCTGTCGTTACATCCTTGTGGCCACGTAATCCCATGCAGAGAAGCTTCTTGAGCCCGTGCTGTAATGCTGGGTCAGTGATGTCGAAAGCTCTCAAGCAATCATACACATCTATTACAATTGATTCGCCAGCAATGTTAGTGATAGTGCGGTTATATTTGTTTGTCATTTTCCGTGCCTCTCTGTAAAGCCTTCTTTTGTTGAATATATGTACTTGGCGTGAGCAACAGCTTCCTCCTTTGTTAGGAACGCCTTGGAGTGAGTTTTGTTGTTCCATTGTATCTGGACTAGCCATTGCTTACCATCTTTCCTCAACCTCTTCATAAAGTAAACGCCAGTGAACCCGGTTGAATTGTCTTTCCTCATAGCTGCATTCTTGCAATTTTCAAACCTGTCAACAAGCCTAAGGTTTTCAATTCTGTTATCGTGCTTAATCCCATTGATGTGGTCTATTTCCATTCCCTCTGGCTTCTTCATACAATTGTGCATCTCCCATACAACTATGTGTGCAAATGTCATCTTCGCCTTGTACTTTGTTCGCCAGTAACCACGCAAATCCTTGTAACCAGAAATCTTTCCATTCCTATAAAGGTATCCATCTTTGTAAGTATATATCTCATTCCAGTTCATTTTTATATCCTCGTTAAGTTGAAACAATAATAGCGCCTTTCGGCGCTATGTGTTTAACAAAAAGTGCTATTAGAACATATCTGGACGACAAATGAATCGACCAACTTCACCAAACTCTTTACTGTAAATAATTACTGCAGCCTGACGACGTGATCGCCAACCACCACGCGCAGAGTAAGCATCAGGAGAACCAAGCTGTCCATGAATCTCATCAATACCCAAGTTACCTTCTGTAACTGTTTGTGAGTGCCAATGACCGCTATGCGTGTAAACATGCTTAGACTTACCAAAGTCTTCTCTCCAATCAGATGCTGCTGCTTCAAGTCTAGTGCTTGCTTTACGCATTGTGTGACCATGAGTAAATGCCAGGAATGTAGCACCATATTGAATGTGATGCATGATGCGTGGCGACGTTTCAACAAATACACGCTTGTCATCTTCATAGAAAGCGGCCATTGCAGCACGTAGCCAAATCATTGAGGACTCATCGTGATTTCCTTCAATAATACAAACACTTACCTTTTTGTGCTTGCTTAACATCTTATTAATAGCTCGACGAATTGAGCGCATTGCAACATAAACTAGCTTAGCAAATCGGCTATCCTGGTCAAGGCTATGTCCTGAAGCTGGAGTCACAGAATCTAGTCCGTCGGAATGAAGCAGGTCACCTCCAATTAATAGTACTGCCTCTTCTGAGTTTGGTGCCTTGTTTACTGCATAATCAAAGTAGCCATTCATAACTTCTTCTGCCATGGCGGTATTGTAGTTTGCTCCACATTCATGCTTATGAGCCATAGCGCCAATGTGTAAGTCAAATACAGGATAAAGAGCAAGCGTCTCATCAAAGTCAATACTTGGCATCTCTGATGCTTCAGCCTTCTCAATGCTAGAGTTAAGAGCATCAACTACTGCCTGCATCATCTGGATTTCATGCTGCTTATCCTGACTGGACTTAACCCATTGAAGCTTAATGTTTCCTTCATCATCAACCATGCTGCTAACACCTTTAACAGCATAACCATCAGGAATAAGCTTACTTACATCACGACCATGGCCAACGCCAGACTTAGCAAGCTTGCTACGACGAAGCTCAACGTTACGAATATTCATACCATACTTCTCTGCAATAGCCTTATTGGTCATGCCCTCTTCCAGCTCTGCTTTAAGCTGCTCATTAGTAATCTTTGCAATAGCCATTTCAAATTCCTGTTTAGTTAGTGGTTTCAATCAGTTGTTCATAATCAGTTCGTACATAATACCAAATGCGAATGGTAGTGTTGTAGCAAAAAGTGCTATTATTGATAATCTTTGACATGCAAATCCTTAAGCATTTCAAATGGGATTGTTACGCGACCAACTTCACCATAACTTTTGTGATACGTGATTACGCTAGCACTACGACCAGCAAAGTAACCACCACTAGCGGAGTAATCATCCTTAGAAGTTAGAGTCTGGTGCATTTCAACAATAAACATATTTCCCTCTTTAACCTGGCGATTATGGAAGTGCCCGATGTGAATATAGCCAAACTCTGTTTCACCAAACATCTTAAGGTACTTATCTGCAAATACTGTTTCTAGCTTATCTCCTCTAGCACAATGCTCATGATTAACACCAATAAAGCATTTGCCGTGCTTAATGGCGTAATAGACACCCTGCTCACCATGAACTTCAATTCTTGAGTTTGCCTCATAAACATGCTTAAACATCTCGCGCAACCAAATACTTGAAGCATTATCATGATTTCCAGTTACAATCAACAAGTTAACCTTCTCATGCTTTGTTAAACAGAAATCAACAGCAAGTCTAATTGTTCTAATTGCAGTTTGAACAACCTAAAGAAACGAGTGTCAGCATCAAGCAAATGCCCAGAAGTTGGCGTTACAGCTTTAAATGAATCAAAGTGCATCCAGTCGCCTTGCTTGTTAATAATGCAATCCTTTGATTTTGGACTCATCTCAACTGCACTACGTAACCAATCAGAAATAAGCTGCTCTGCAATCTTGGTATCATAGTTGCTACCAGTTTCTTCAGTGCAAGCCATCATACCAATGTGCGCATCTGTAATCGTATATAATCTAAGCAAGTTCTCATCTTGCTTCGTTACTTTTAGGTCAACTTCTTTGTACACAGGCATTTCATCGCAAAGAGCATCTACTGCAGCCTGCATAATTTTTGTTTGAGCTTCTTTATCAATATCACTCTCAACCCACTGACCTTTAACCTCACCTTCAGAAACAAGCAATGTACTAACACCTTTAACAGCATAACCTTCAGGAATCAATTTACTTACATCACTACCATATCCAACGCCAGACTTAGCCAACTTGCTACGACGCAGCTCAACTTTGCGAATGCTCATTTCATACTTCTCTGCAATAGCTTTATTAGTCATGCCAGCTTCAAGTTCTGCTTTCAATTGATTGTTAGTAATCTTTCCAATAGTCATTTAAAATTCCTGTTTAGTTATTATTTTCAATCAGTTGTTCATAATCAGTGCGTATATAATACCAAATGCAAACGCCGGTGTTGTAGCGAAAAGTGCTATTCTAATCATTTAATTCTTTTAACCAGTAAAGTAGCGGCTCTTCATAATCTGGGCCCAGGTCAACATGCATCATTGAGTTGCTAGCTGGTGAGTAATACATAAGCGCGAGCTCATTAGTACCATTGAATACATAAACATCTTCGTAATCTGGTGGCATCCAGTCCTCAAATGGAATCATTGCATAATACTTAAAGTCACTGAGCTCAACCTTCTCATACTTGCTTACATCAAAATCCAAGCCATTCAGGTAACAATCCACAATCAATCCTTACTCTTAGTAATCTTAAACTTAAATCCCTCAGACTTAAGGAATTCATTAGTATCAATTCTAACGCCTGGCTTTACCCTGACGTACTTACGTGGCCTTTCATCCATGTAGCTGAACTTTCCGTTGTAAACCACGCTGATATCCTTTATTTCGAAGTACTTTGATATCATCTTTATGTCATCCTGAAGACTGGCCTCACCGCAGTGAGACCACACCTCTGCCCTACCCGTTACGACGATCATAATATGCCTTCAAGTAAATCATAGCCATGTTCCAGTGCCAGTCTCTATTAGCCATATCTTCAAAGGCTCTGCGTGCATGGTGCTGTGCCACTTCAAAGTAAATGTTCATTTGAAATCCTCTGGGCATTCTTCTTTAAATAACTCAAGCTCAAGGTCAATTTTGTGCTCATAATCGCAAGGGTCTAGGTTTAAGTAATCACTCTCGAAGCTCCAATCCAGTGATTCAGCCATCTCAAACACATCATGCCTATAACCAGCTCCTTTTAACTTAGATGACACTAATCCAAGGAACATCGCCCACTTCATGTCAAATGTTAATACGTAGCTCATTCTGAAACCTCATCAAATTTTTCGCCGTAGCAGTTTTTAACAGTGTCTAAATCATCTTTGTAAGTCGCGCTAACTTCAAATGCGTAACCTTCACCATCATCAAGAACATAACCTTCATCAGTAATAACCATTTCGTAAGTGTAACCAGTCTTGCGTGACTCGTAAGTTTTTCCAGTGTAAATCGCCATTTCGTTCACCTTGTTTAGTTCGTTTCGTTTCGATGGAGTAACTATACCCCATCTTTTGAAATCGTCTTTAGCAATTCGTGCTATTTAAACAATCTTTAAATGCAGCCTTGAATGCTTCTAATCCATATGCTACCGAAGCAAAGCAACCACGCTCGCGACAACCACGGAGGAAAGCCTTCTGTTCTTCGCTGACTGGTGATGCTTGAGTCTTACCTGCACGCTTAAGCTCTATAGCTGCAAACATGCCGTTAGGAAGGATAATAGAAAAGTCTGCAACGCCTTTAAGTAAACCAGCCTGCTCATCCCTTAATGCACTATGCATTGTCTTCTTTCCTTCATTAACTGCGTGAAAAACAATGCACTCAGGGTGATTGTACTTAACCCAAGCAACTGCGTTAATTTGCTCTATATCTTCCTTGACGCACGTTTTAACTGGGCCAGCATAATACTCAATATAATCACCCTTGTCTGTAATATTCATGTCAAATCTCCTCGCTGAAGTTCTTCTTAGCAATCAAGTCATCACCTTTAGCATTCTTTCGGTGAGTAACCAATTTCGGCGCCTGGATGAGATGTTTGTATTGCATAATCTTCTGCGCGTTACGACATCCAATCAGGAAGCTAGCAATCTTCTTATCAACTACATGTGGTATTACTCCCTTCAGTTTCCACAGGTTCTTGCAAATCTGGCTATCAGATTCTGGGAAGAATCTCTCATAAGCTTTAAAAACTTGGCCATCACAACCTTCCAGTTCGTACTTGAATATTATACCCGTCTGGTTTTTGGTCATAGTGACTTCAAAATTATGAACCTTGTGCCAATCACCTTTCCTGTACATCTTCCCGCTAAGCTTCTCGTTAGGGTCAAGAAGAACTCCATCACACTTGCGGCAAACCTTAGCTACAACATCATTTTGCGTTTTGCATTCTGGGCACTCGCGGCTGGTCCAGAAGTACTCGCATCTCTCATTATCGATTACATTCATACAGCGACGAGCGTAAAAGCTGTTTTCCATAGAGCAAATCGGACATTGCTTAGGGTCTTTGCCTTGAGTGTATCGACGCTGAAACTGTGCTTGCTCAAGCATTGGATCGAAGTATAGGTCCCCTAACTCATCCATGCATCCAGTGTAATCCAGAACCAGTCCATCTTCCTTCACGATTCCAGCCTCAACCTGATGCTTCTTAAGCTTACGTATTACTCGGCCTATTAACTGAATAAGGAGCGTTAGACTTCCAATCTTACGCAGGATTACGCAAGTATCCCATAATGGGATATTAACCCCAGTTGTAAGTGCCATCACCTGGAATGTGTACTTAATCTCACCACGAGCAACTTTGTCCAGAATATCCTTTCTCTGCTTTGCCCCAGTCTTATCAGTAATAATAGCGTAAGTGACACCCTCTGGAAGAGCCTCAGCAGCTTCCTTGCAATGTCTTTGTCCGGCGCACGTAACCAGTACTGCATTTCTGTTTAATGCTATCTTGTGCACCTGAGCCATGATTTGCTGGGTCATTGACGCAGACTCATGAATCTTCTCTTCCATCTTCTTCATTGTCTTGGCATCGAAGTCTGCAATGCCATCATTACCATCCGAGTGGAACTCTGAAAGGTCATATCCAACACCTTCAGTTGCTCCAAATGTTGTTGGCACTACCGCACCGAAATCAACAAGGTAGTTGGTGTCGATATCAACAGGCGCCTCACGCCAAAAACCGAACTCCTTAGGGTTATCAATCACAATTGGCTCAGTGCCGCGAAATGCCGAACCAGTTACACCAAAGATACGCAACTGTCTACCATGCTTCTCCAAACATCTACGCTGAAGCTCACGAACAATCATAGTGTATTGAGTTCTTTTCTGGTCTAGCATCTGATCCCACGACTCATCGGCGTCAATTGATTCCTTAAGGTCTTTCCATTCCAACTGGTGGCATTCATCAATCCCAAGAACCATTGGCGAGAAGTCACCAAGTGCTTTAAATAAACCGTTCACGACAGATCCATGCGAACCAACAACGATTGGGAAGTATGCAGACTTTGTGTTTAAACCTGCGCAATATACAGAGTTGGGTATACCAAAGTTTGTAATCTCTTCTGCATCCTGAGATACAATCTCAGCTTGACGGCTAAGCACCATCATTGAAAGGCCCATTTCTTTGCAGCGAGAGGCAATCATCGCGAGCATGATTGTTTTACCAGCTGATACGCTAGCCTTAATAACAAATGGATGTTTGTACTTAGCAATGCGCTCAGAGATACGCTGATACACAACCGCTTGATAAGGATAAGGAACGATGTCACCAAAAGTGAACTTCTTCTGAATCTCTGCAATTTTCTCTACGCCAAGTTCATCAATCTGCTTTTGGATGCTAACAATCTTCATTCTTCTATCTCTTCAATGTTCGTCCGATTTGTGTATAATACATTCTATCGACAATATGTTTTAACAAAAAGTGCTATGGAGGATTATATGACAGATAAATTAGAGAGTATCTATACCGCAACCATCAAAAAGGACGGCACTCCAAGAAAGCGTCCAACAAAATACTTTGTACTAAAGGATGAAGTAAAGGAAAGCCTTCGTGTAAGAATGATGGAGGTTATCAGATATCATGGCGGCCCTTATCGCCTGGCCAAGAAATTAAGGATTGGCACTCAGGTTGTCAATGAGTGGGTTAAGCGTGGTAAGATATCATCACAAGGTGCACAGAAGATTCACAACCTATATAAGAGGGAGGATTGCCAGGGTTATCGTGCATCATTCTGTCGACCTGACCTTGAGTTCACACCTAACGGAAAGCCACTAACCCTGAAGTGCAAGAAGCAACACATGCTTCGTATGGTTAAAGAAGAGGAACTCGCTCTTAAGCCAATCGTTCCTCGACACAAAAATAGACACAAGTACGAGAAGGAAACAGCACAAAAAGACAAATAATATTTAGCGGTGAGGGATACACTTCCTTCATCGCTTTTTTATTGAGGTTTTATATGCACTTTCAGAAGACAGATGTTCTACCAGCAATGCGTGGTTTATGGGCTAGAGCTTTCGTTGAGTTGTGTGGGGTTAGCCCTGCTGTATTTCAGACTAAGAAGCATGGGCCATGCATGTATTGTGGCGGCAAGGACCGTGCAAGATGGACTGATAAAGTCTCAGAGCCTGGTGATGGCGGCTATATGTGCGCACAATGCGGAGGTGGTGCTGGCATAGACTGGATGGTAAGGATGCGTGGTGAGGGATTCGCTGAGGCGATTGATACCCTTGGTTCTTGGCTTAACCTTCAACCAACTGAAGTTATAACGAAAGCCAATAAGAAGGCGTCAAGAACAAGTCTTTACAAGATGGGTTCCCAAGCAGAGCATGAGCAATGTCAGGCTGTTATTGATAGATGCAAGAAAGATGATTACCCAAATGTTATGCGTTATGAGGGATTCTATGATGGACGTGAGTTCCTGATTGGTGAGAAGGATAGTAAGCAGACATTAGTTTATCCATGTCATAAGGTTTTCAATGATGGTCTTGATGAAGAGGTTTGTAACTTACTTTTTATAAATGAGGAAGGAAATGAAAAGTTCTACGCACGTGATTATACTCGGCAGTCTGTTTGTTCCGTTGGTTCTGATATTGATGATGGCCCAATTTATCTTTGTATTGGTTTTATGGATAGTTTGCACGTTAGCACTTGTGTTGGATCTCGCCAGGTCTATTGTTGCTTTACCAGTTACAACCTTGAGATGGTCGCTTATGCCATCAAGAACAGGGAGGTTAGAATTGCTTGCTGGCGTCAAGATGATTTGGCGCTCGCTGTAGCTGATGATAGAGGGTTAAAGGTAGTGATTCCAAATGATGGATTTAACTTCAAAACGGGACTACAAAAAAGGTTATTTAACCCAGCAGATTTAACATAAACCCTCTTCGGAGGGTTTTTTATTGCCTACACTATGATAGAATTGATTTTAGCAAATTGTGCTAATTTACAATAATGGAGTTTACTAATGGCAATTTATGATGCTGGAACGGCGAGCATTGATTCAGATGGAAGAATAACTGGCGTAGGAACAACCTGGAGACAGCCTTTAACGCTAATCCGTGTTGGTGCTACTATCGTTTTTAAAACTAACCCAGTTAGCATCTTTACAATCTCTGAAATTATCAGTGATACAGAGATGAATGCATTCAATAATGATGGCATTTCAATTCCAGCAGGGACTGGTTATGCAATTCTTGCCCACGATGGTATTACTGTTCAGGGCTTAGCTCAGGATGTTGCTGAGACACTTAGATACTATCAATCAAGAGAAACATCAATTCAGGAGTTTCTGACGTTTCTTGAGTCATTCGATATTGATGAGTATGAAAACATTGTCCAGCAAACATTAGATAACGCAAATGCTGCAGCGGCAAGTGCAACACAAGCGGCAAATAGTGAAGCAGCATCTCAATCCAGCGCCCAGAACTCAGCAACTAGTGCAGCTGCATCTCAAGAGTCATACCAGATGACGTCTGACATTATTGCAAATGCTGGAGATGCTGGAACATTGGTTACACTTGCTGGCTACGGTATTGCAAGCGACTCCCCACTTGTCAGTGGATTCGATTGGCAGTTAATGTCATTTGTTGCTGGTCAATCTTTGCGCACAACATATTCACAAATGATTAATACACCAGATGGATTAGTTTATACTCCAAATGATCTTAATTTATGGATAACTGTTGAAGCTGCTAGCACTAACATATTTGAGTTAAGGGTTATCCCAATTACTAGCGTATCATCTAGATTCAGAACGTATGCAGTCAGAGTTTCAGGAGCGGCTGGCAGTAGAACATTTCAGGTTAGAGAAGAACTCTCTTCCGCCATCCCTGTAACAATTGAACAAGGTGGTACTGGTGCTGTAAGCGCTTTAGGTGCGCTGTCAAACTTTGGTCTTACAGCATCATCTGGTTCATCTTTTATTGGTTATGGATCAAGAACTGTTGAGGCAAAGTTAAATGACACAGCAACGCTTGAAGATTTTGGTGGAGCAGCGGATGGCGGCGTAACAGATAACAGCCTTGCATTTAGACGTGCAATTGATGCAGGTAAACGTAGAATCCTGCTTGCTGGAGCTGGTGTTTATGGCATTGCAACGCCAAACATTGAGCTGCCAGAGAACTTTGTAATAGAAAGCACTGGTCAGGGTACATGTGAGATTAAGTATTTTGGCACTGACTCATCTTTCACAGCTTTTACAATTACTGGCGCGCAAGGTCCATCATCATGGAAGAATGGCCCAACAATAAGAAATGTAACTCTGTCATCAGACACGCAGATAAACTTTATTGTTGCAACATACTGTCAGAACGTTAACTTTAGCGAGGTGTTCTTCTATAATGCAAAGGTTGTTATGAATGACTTCCATTATGTAAACTTTGCTAATTGCAGACTTATCGCTAGTGATTTCGTGGGTAGAGCAAACATTGATGGAGCGGTAGTTAGCGAATCTCCAAAATTTGTTCAGTGTTTCTTTAGTAACTCACCAATAGACATTAGAGACACGGCAGACCTTATGCTGATTGGTTGTACGCTGTTTGCTGGCGAGTTTATGGTTAGAACAGGTACTGACAGACAGAATGTTGTGTCACCAGACAGAGCTAAAGGATTCCCTGTTCTCTTTGCGAACACGGTTTTTGATGCGTCTCAAGGAAATGCATGGGACCTTAGTAACGTTGCATATGCAAGTATCACAAACTGCTTTATTAGTTGTGGAAGAACGACGAATCAGGATGGTGGCTTCATTCGCAATATGTATAGCAGCAATATATCTAACTGCTCATTCACTTACTGCGGTAGATTTGGTCTCACAATTGAAGATTCATTGCATGTTGGTATATCAAACTGTAACTTCAATGGTAATCAGTCTGGTGGATTATCACTGATAAACTGTGATGGAGTTTCTGTAACTGGAGGCTCTAATGGTAACACTTATGTTCAAGGAGGTTACTATGTTCAGCCTGTTGGCATTACATCGCCA